TGGCGTAATCAAAATCCTTATCAGGAGAAACTTGCTCTATTGCAGTTGGTCCTTTACTAGGTTGTTCAATATTAAAAAAATTATCTAGATTTTCCATAAGACGATTTCACTATTACTGACAAACTGCTATAGAATTTATATTTGCCCTAAATGTAGTACTAACGTTTCCGTTAGAAATCTTAAAGTAATATTTTGGTTTTTCATATTCAATTAGATATATTTCTTGAATACAAGGATCTGTATCTAAAGGATTTGCTCCAACATAAACAGTAAGTTCTCTTAATATTATATCTACATCATTCTGGGTTAGTGATAAAGTATTTGCATTTTTTTTAATTCCAGAAACAATTTTATTATTTGTTAAATCTAATAATTGTATTGTTGTTTGCAAATCAGTTACATTATTTTCTTCCCATGTAAAATTAGAAATAAAATCAGTAGAATTGGAAGAAAGATAATAAAATTGATTAGAATAGCTAGTATTTATAACAATACTTGATCCCTGAGCATTTAATAATGCAGCGTAAGTAATAGGATCTGGATCTGGATCTTGAGTGAAAGTAAAAGTATTGATAGAATTTCCAGTTTTAATCTCACCGAAAAGATAACTAGAAACAACAAATGATATTGTTCCTATAAGTGTTCTTTTAGAACCAAAATTTCCTTCATGATCATCATTTATTTTGATATCTCTCAAGGAAATAGGAACATTTATATTTTTATGAATTTCGTTGAAGTTTAATCTTATATTAAATTCTGGATTAAAATAAGAAGAAACTTGTTCAATTATTTGAAATATTTCATCTAAATTTCTTGTGTAAAAATACAAATTCATTCCAATGGAAATTGGAGTTTCTGCAAATGTTTTATAAGTAATATTTTGTTCGTCTATAGTTTTTGTTGTAGAAGCTACTCTAAGTTTATTTCTTTTTCTATTATTATCGTAACCTATACCAGATATTTCAAAACTCATATATGGCAAATTGATTTGAGTTTTTACATTATCAGAAATAGATGAATTTTGTTCCAATCTTCTTAGAAATTTTTCCTTTGAGGAAAAAGTAATTGGAACTTTTATTTTATCTTCTATATCAGTGGTATCATTTTTTCTAAGAACATAAATTTCATCGAATAATGAACCAAATGCAACAACAAGTTTTCTTATTGATTGATTATTGAATGCATTAAACATTAGTAATTACCTTCCGAGAATGGATCTTTCTCCGTAAAGTTTATGATTGGCTCATCATATTTACTTCCAGAGCCAGTAAATCCTCTCTGGTAATCAAGTGGAGGTACTTCACCCTCTGCATCATCAAGCACTGTATTAATAGTGCCATATGAATTAGTGCTATTGTAACTCTTAATTTCAAAGGTAAGACCTGATACAGAGCTGGTAAGTCGTGTTGGATTTGCAAATGTAACTCCATCTAAAGATAGTAATTCTACTGTTAGAGTCTTTCCTAATAGATCCAAATCCAATATTCTGAAGAACGATGTAGTTCCAGCAATAGTTCCAGGAACAAATACTTTTTCTCCACGAACTGTTCTGTTATAAGCAGCAGTAAATCCATTTGCAGTAGCACCAATCAAGAAGTTGTATATCGACTGCTTGAAATCTGTAATAGCATCCACATCCTGAGTACCAGTTTCGAATTTTTCCATAGAGTAAGCAAATGTCTCGCAAGATAAAGTAAAGACATAGTTCTTATCAAGTTGATAGAACGGTTGCTCATGTTCGACAAAGTTAATTTCAAACATAGTCTTAGTCAAAGGAAAATAAATTATATCTCCTTCTCTAGGGCGAATTATGTCTTGATTTTTTTCAGTTATTTCTTTTGTAAATCTTTTCTTACTTACAACTAAACTTACAGAGTCTTTTATTTCTAGGCCAAATTTGCTGACAATATCTGCTCCTTGAAATCCAGAAACAGAAGCAACATACATTTCTATTTGATAGGCTTTTGAAAACTTATTTAAAGGATCTTCTCCAAATAATCTATCTAATTGAACATTTTCTCTTGGAATGTAATATACATTCTTTCCCATCATACGAATAATTTCTATGATGTTCGTTTCAACGACATCTTGTTCAGTAGATTGAAATCTGAAGTATGGATTTAAAGCCATATTATCCTGTCATCATGTCTGGTGGAAGTTCATATGCAGAAATAATCTGATCTTCTAAGATTGCTATTTCTCTTTCTGATTCTGCTAGTATCGTTCCGCCTCTTAGCTGAACTCCACCGGGAAGAGCAACACCATCAAATTTAGCTAAATTCTGTCCCCACTGCTTCTTTATCAATGCAGTGAAATATTTCTTCAGCATTCTATCGTTATAGATCTCCGGATAAAGATCCGGATCAAGGTTTACATAAGCTTCAATTGCGATATATGTTCCAGCCTTCAAAGCAGTCCAATCAGTTTCAATGTATAGTTTATTTGTTACTTTATTGAAACGAATTGTTCTTTCTGGATCAAACATCATTTCGATAAGACGAATATATCTCTTTGTCAGATCGAAATTTGCAATTGGAGTAGAATTTACAAATCCAAGATTGGTATTAATACCGTAAACATCATTAAGAGCTAGCTGATATCTGACATCGAATAGTTCATTAGAATTTAATGATCCAAATGGAAACACTCTAATTATGGATAAAATATCATAGCCGTTTGGATCTGCGCCCGATACACCAACAATAGGACCAAAGGAATTCGTATTAATATACTTATTTGTTATATCTGTATCAGTAAGCTGATAAGAAAAATATGCTTTTTCAACACCATCGAAATGTCTTTCAGAAAAGAATTGTAATGCATCGTCCATACGGTCCAATGCTTGCTGATAATCGACATTTATTTCAACTACAGGTGCTCCCAGTTGCCTAAAAGTATATTCAATAAGTGATTCTTTTGAATTTGGTTTCGCCATTTAATTTATTTATGCATCTGGCGGAGCATCTATTTTTTGATCACTCGTATTTTCCATTTTCTGAAGAACTTCTAAAATATGTAGAGGTATTTCGTTTATAGTAATTTCTACTTTATCAACATCTTTTGTTTTCATAGTTTCAATATAGTATTTTCTAGAAATTGGAAACATCCACTCTTTTGGAGAACTTGGCTCATAATTAGTAAATCCTGGCATTTTTAATGGGCATGTTAATGAAGGATAATCTAATTTAGTATAATCAGTATCATTTCCATTTAACCATGTTGCTGATTTATCTCCACAACCACAAGCACCACAATAAAATTTACCCTCAGTTTCAGATTTCATAAGTTCTGAACATGGCGGCAATTTACCGCCAATATCTTCATTACCAAAACAGCTTAATTTTCTAAGTTTTTTTGTTTTTGGTTCTACTTTTTTTGATGTTATTCCTCGTGATATTAAAGATAAAGCATAACTTTGTACCATGCTAAATCCTTTATTTAAAAGATTATTGCTTATAGGTAATTCAGATTTAGAAAATTCTATTTTTTCTTTTTTATCTGTATTATTTTTAACTATTTTAGTTGTATTTGAAATGCTTTTTTTGTTACACCCACACCCCTTACCATTATTCATATTTTTCTCTCCATTTTAAATAGTCAAACCATTAATATAACTTACTGATAATGTAGAACCTGTCAAGGTGAATTTTATAATCTTTTGGAATGTGCCTTCGTTGAAACCAGTTACTCCAGTAATTCCCGCCGTAGTGAAATTTATTTGATATCTATCTGCTCCGCAGATTGACTGGCTAGGCGATCCTGAAGAATTATCAAGCAAACTTCTATCTTCTGTACAATCAATATGATCTGGGCTGAAAGAAAGACCAGAATAATATTGAATAGTTGATAATGGTACTATATTTGTATTCTTCTCGCTATTGAGATAGATCCATTGCTTGATTCCTGAATCAAGGGTAATTAAATACCAACCTTCGTTGAAAGTTAAAGTAATACCACCAGTTCCTGTGTAGGAATATTCAACCAAAGCTTCAAAAGTACCGCCTGATGGATGCGATTTAGGAAACAATGGCGTGGCTCCATTCCAAGCAGGACCATCGCATGTAGTTCCATTAATTTCGTTAAACCATTCTCTAATCATATTAAGATTAAGAGTATTTTGCATAGCAAAAATTTCTTGAATCTCATTCAGTTCTGAAGCCTGAAGTCTAGATTTTGGTTTAAATCCTACAAAGTTGTAGTTCTTCTTTGTATCAGAATCTACATTCAACCCCCAAGATCTACTTGAATATGGGTAGTTGGTTAGGGGAAATTGATTGTCAAATGGGTAATTGGTGCTCATTTTAGATATTGAAAATTAGTGTTAGAGATGTCTTGGACTCATTGAATGTGGTGTCAGTCGCAAAAAGAACATCACAGTCAGATATATTTATTGAACTTGCTGTAACTCCGGTAATCTGGAATATTCCTCCAGTGCTTCCAACATCT